CAAAGCTAAACCTCTTTATGGTTTGCTCCACCAGCCGGTTTACGTACGAGTTTCGTACGCTAGGTCAGCTGGCTCCCACCCAAGTCTCAGTTTAAGACTTGGACGCTGCACGACTCCGCTTTCCCAATCAGTATCGGGAGACGGCCTTTCAGTGAAATACTGAAGGAGTGCGGCGCTGCTATGGATACGGGTACGCGCAGCTTTAACACGAAGTGTTAAAGCTCGGTACTCGGTCCTGTGCAGCTTATCGTTCCAACGGGTTTTACCCCGCGGCGCGTTAGCTGAATAGGATTGCCATCCAAAGCAACCTGAGCCGACGCCCACCGTAGCAATATTTGCTATGGTGACTGTCGATTTGATAGCCTCTGCGGCGTTCCACCAACCCTTCAAGTAGAAGTTGTTGGATGAAGCGACTACAGATGCAATCGACTCAGGCTTTCGAGCTTCGGGAACCTTGAGGAGATACGCTGGTGTCACATCGACACCATCGTATGCCTCCAATCCACAAGACTCTCGGAATTTTCCATTCCGATGTGTCTTCGATTGGTTTACTTTGAAATCAAAGTAACATAGCAGGTTCTCGAAATCCTCACCTGCATACGACGGGATGATACAATCATCACCGAAGATGCGGATCCTACCAGTTAGAGCAAGTATGTTCTTCAAGGTAGCTTTCTTGTCCTGCCGATAAAGGCAGGCCGCGATTGCAATCGAGAGGAACGCTACTGTTTCTACTGGAAAGGTGCACGCGGACCCCATGGTTGAAAACTTGCGTAATTCAATCATGGATGGAGTGTTCTTATCAATTTCTTGATGAACAATCCGTGTCCGGGACGCGTGAAGAGCGTTGAGCAGGGGCTGATTAGCCCTGAACAAGCGCTCGACAAGCCTCGTTGTCACCCGATCAGAAGCTGCCGACAAGTCGACAGTCCATGAATCTTGTGATGACGAAGCTAGACGTGCTCCTTCCTGGTTGAACGTTTGATCGCGAAAGCGAACAAACTTACCAATCCAGGAGTTGGAGACTCTCTCATCCATATAGTTCCAGATGATCTGCTGGCACCACTGGTGCGCAACAGGTTCGGCCGCGATAAGTCGTGGCCCCTTCTGGGTCTTAGGAACTGTGATGAGTCTCGAGGGTGTGTTACCACAATCCTCGATCTCATCACTGAGAGAATCCGCCCACATGCCGTGATTCGCGAAAGCGAGGTCGGCATACGGGAAGACAGTCTCGAGTCTCGATGACCAGGCAGGGAAGTGGTATTTATACTCCCTTGCTTTAAGGTCAGCGACGGCACCGGGACCGTGCTTAGGTCTCCATTCTAGGGGGTTAAAATCCCCTAAAGTGGTAGATAGTATGTCAAAAACTTTCTGACATATATCTAACTGGCCAGTAGATACTGGAGAATCTGTTGAATCTCCGTATCCCCGAGGTGGTAGCCGGTAGTTACGACAAGTATAATCGCGACTACTGCTAACATCCAGGGTTTCCCCATCCCAATTTGCATCAGGATAGGGAAGACTGACTTCAACCTGGTAAAAATCTGAGATAGTCTCATAGACTTTCTCCTTTTTACAATCAAGGCTTACCTTCTTTCCGATGGCATAAAGCTGTCGAATCAAGGCAATAGCATTGATATCAGGCTCCGACCTAAGTACACCACAATCGTCGAAAATGCGTATCAGTATCCCCTTGAATAGTCGAGGGATTACTGAGCCTTTCCTCCACCGCTTACTACACGGTAGAGACGAAGGGACGTACGCTCCATCTGAAAGACACTTATCAAAGTGCTTCAGGAGGGCAGGGAAATCCAGTGTGAAAACCGGAAGACCCCTAGATTCGACGAGAGAGGAAATTCGAGATAGATCGCGAATTAACTCCCTGTGGTCGGTAGGGTAGGTATCGAGAGCATCTTTTATGATGCCCTCGACTGCTCTATGTAGACATCGAACGTACCTTTTAGTCATGATAGCACCTCTTGTGTTATTAATGACGTACGGGTCCGAAGATATCCTTGGAAGAACCACTCTCCATAGCTCTAGAAAGAGCTAAGGGGGTTGAGAGTCGGTTAAGACTCCCAGCCCAGGAGAGCGATCAGGTTTGCAGAAACTTGCCATTCGGCAAGACCTTCAGCAAGATCCACGACATCCGCTTCCGTGTCTCCAGGCGTCGCCCGGAACACGAAGTAGAATTCGCGGAACAATTCCTCGTCGACGAGAGTGGCAAAGACCGTCTGACTAAGCACAACGTTGTGCCGGTCAAGCGGAGCTTTACCATTCTTAGACGTCTCAGTAGTATGTCGCACCTTCATACGGACTTCGTCCGTTGAATTACGGTGCAAATACTCTGCTGAGTAATTGTCCTGATTGATCTTCTTAAGGACTCGTGCAGTGCCACCGGCACCGCCGAGGTTGATAGTAATACTATCTCCGAACATGATGTCTGCTTTCTAAGGTTGATTAGCGACCCCTAAGGATCGCTAACGACCCCAGAATCGACAGTTGCCTTCCGTTAAGGAAGGGTAGCGATGCAGTGAGGCTTGGGCCACCAGAGTAGACATATCTTCGTTTACTCTCGTAGCTCATCCATGAAGAGCCCTCTGGTTTGGCATAGTCATTATTGCTATAGCCTGCCAGTTGGTAGGTCCTGGTATTGAACGTGTGTTCCATTATACAAATGGGACCGCTAACATGACCGACACTATTATTGGAAGCTTCTAAGAAGTCCCCAGTATTAGTGAACCAGTCAGCTAGCCACGTCCACGGAAGAGCATCCCAAAGATTTTTGAGTTGCTGACCCGTGCCAAGGCCTAAGACCAGTCTCCGAGCCCGACTACGTTGGGACTCAGAGCCTCCGGGAAGATTCCCGGTATTTGGGGACCATCTAATGGTACCCCACATCCGCCGTTTCCCAGACTCTTTATAAAGAGCCTGTTGGATAAATGCATTCGACTCGAGCAAAAATAGTCCGCTCGTGAAGTTATGCAAATCGGTGGACAAGGTCATTCTTCTCTTCAAACCACCTTTGCTTTCAAGCCTTTTCAACTCATTGACACGGTTGTCTACCGCACCAGTGAAGTTGATAAGCTTGAGAACATCGGAGACGAAGGGGCGCCAACAAAATTGAATGGAAAGATTAGCAGATGCTGCTCTCTCCAAAAAGTTGTTGCCCCCAAGTCTTACCATCCTAGGTAAGTCTCGTAGTTCCGAAAGGAACACGGGAAGTTGAATGTGAGCCCGGCC